AGATCAAATAATTCAACTCTTCAAAGCTTGGAGAGTTGATCTTGTTGTATTAGCAGGTTACATGAGAGTTCTTAGGAAACCATCAGAGTTTCCATGTCCTGTAATAAATGTACATCCATCACTACTTCCTAAGTACAAGGGTTTACATGCAGTAGAACAAGCACTAGAATCGGGTGATACAGAAAGTGGTTGTACTGTCCACTATGTGAATGAAGAGCTTGACGGTGGTGATATAATAAGTCAATCAAGAGTTCCTATATGTCCTGATGATACTGTAGAGACATTACAACATCGTATCCAACGAGCAGAATATAGACTGCTTCCTATCGTAATTAATGATTTAGCATATGAGCAAGCCCAAACTAAGTGCATGGTTGTATAGTATCAACCAAACTAAAAAGAATATGATGGATGAAGATCCATCTTTGGAGAACTCATATCCTACATGGATTATTAATAAGTGCTTATCATCCTTTACAGACACTGTGTTGTTTGCTAATGAGATGAATATGAACTGGCATATATCCAAGCGTATGCAATACGACTTTTATATAAATAGTCTGAGACCTAGAAAGAGATTCTCTCCTTGGTCTAAGAAAGAGTCGATTGATTATCTTGATGAAGTTCGTGAGTATTATGGGTATAGCTATACCAAGGCTCTAGAAGTAATCAGGGTATTATCAACAGATCAACTCGAACATATAAAAAGATCATTGAATAAAGGTGGAAAATAATGTCCGTTGATACTGAGATCCAGTGGAAACAATCTGATATGATTGAGGTTGGTCTTAAAGAACCAGATGATTTTCTAAAAGTTCGTGAGACACTAACACGTATTGGTGTTGCTTCTAGAAAAGAAAAAAAGATATATCAGTCATGTCACATCCTGCATAAGCAAGGAAAGTATTACATCGTTCACTTCAAGGAACTCTTCGCACTTGATGGTAAGAACACTAACATTACGTTGAACGATATTCAACGTAGAAATCGTATAACTCAGTTGTTATCTGACTGGGGATTAGTTGCTATTACAAATCAGGATGGTGTTGGTGAGCTTGCACCATTAAATCAGATTAAAGTTATATCCTTTAAAGAGAAAGGTGACTGGACTCTAGAGTCCAAATATAATATTGGTAAGAAAAAACCCTAATGAATTTGTTATCAGATTTTACAATCTTTACTCAAGATGTAATTGATAAAACATTTGAAATATCAGATAAAGCAGAAGAACATATTTACATCCATGAAGCTTCCACACTGAAGTGGGGATGCATTAAAAATTTTTATAAAGATCCAGTAGCAGTAAAAGAATTTTTACAAAAATTTCCAGTAGTTCCTCAGAGTGCTACTATATCTCCTGGATCACAGCAGCATTTTCCTATGCCATTAATGTCTGCCTTAACAAAGGTATATGATTACTTACATGGTATACTGAGCACATATAGATTTCCAGTTATTGAAAAAAGTAAATTTGATAACGATGAGGAATCATATTCAACTTGGCAGACATACTGTAATACCCATTGGAAACATATGGATATTCTTGCAGCAAGTATGGTTCCTCATTCGGATCCATTTAGTTATGCTTTTAATGTTTGGTTGACTGATGATAATCCAGCTGGAACAGAGTTCTATTATAATTTAAGTGATGGTCAGCATCCAGTATACTATGGTCGTTGTAGAAATGCTTTAGCACCTGCTAGTGTTAAGAGTGTACTGTGGGATCCAGATAAAATTGATACCTTCTTTGCAGAAAGAGGGTGGCATAAATATTTTACTATGGAACCAGAATATAATAGTTGTACATTCTATCCTTCCTTATTTTTCCATAAACCAGAATGGGATTCTAGAAATTATAAAGAAGACTTCGTGAGATATTCTCAGGTCTATTCATACAAAGTATTTCATCCACAAGAATTTCCAATGGTGTGGAATAATTATAAGAACTCAGAGGATCATAAAATTCAGTAAGATCCGTACTCAGTTTTCTGGTTTACCGCATAGTAAATTCAGTCCACCACTGCTTAAATAGTAGTGTGATGCCTTCGGGGTCACATTTAATTAAGTCGCTTTAAGGAGGACACAATGCGTAGATCATACTGGGAAACCTATAGCCCATTTCAATTAGGATTCGATGAAACATTTAACAGACTCGAAAGACTTGCAGAAGCTGGACAGAATTATCCACCCTACAATGTTTTTCATGGAGACGATGGTAGAACCACTTTGGAGATCGCTCTTGCTGGATTTTCAAGAGAAGATATCGAAGTTACCACCGAACAAAACATCTTAACAGTTAAAGCATCCACTGATGAAAAGGATGAGAGAACCTATGCCCATAAGGGTATTGCTACGAGATCATTTGATAGGAGTTGGCAACTAGGAGACTCTATTGAAGTTGAGACTGTTGATTATAAGGATGGATTATTGGTTGTGAATCTTACTAAGGTTCTTCCAGAGAATCAACAAAAGAAATTCTGGTTTGGTACAGGTGCAACCAGAGAAAAGTTAGAGGCTCAGGTCTCTTAATCAGTGAGTGGTTAATTATGAGGGGGAGCTTGACTTTTGTTGAGTTCCCCTTTATAATGTCTAAGTACATCCCTTAGAATATGAGTATTAAACTTGTCGTTCTTAATACTGGAGAGCGAGTAGTAGCTGAGGTTCATGAGATTAGAGGGAATCATGATGGAGGGACTACTACTCTAGGGTATATTATGATACACCCTCAAATTCTTACAGTCTCTAAAGGTATCCCAACTACTCAAAAATTTCAGACTAATGAACCTGAATTGAAAGTATCTTTTTCTCCTTGGAATCCTTTTGCAAAACACCAACAGTTTCGTTTGAACCTTTATAGTGTTGTTAGTATGAATGATGTTAGGGATGATATCGAGAAGATATATCTTGACGAATTCCACGTAAAAGATTACAAGTTTATTGGAGAAGAAGTATCAATTATGTACACCGAACTTAACGAACGATCCTAATTATGGCCATACAAGTTATTAACATGAAGTATTCCAACGAGCAAGTTATTGCTGAAGTTGGAGAAGTATATCACGATGAAAAATCTAAAGAGAATGGTGAGAAACCTATTTGTTTAGCATTCACAGATCCTTACACACTACATGTTGTAAATGAAACTGAAGAAGGTTATAATATTAACTTCAAGAAATGGAATCCATTTACAGATGATAGACAGTTCAATGTTGGGTTTGATTTGATTGGTATAATTAGCAGTGCTAAGCCAGCAGTTCAGACAGCATACGAGCAAAAGATTTTAGCAGATAGTCAACCATTGGAAGAGGGTAATGAAGAAACTACTACGACTGAATAATGAACCTTGGATACTTGCTGAAGTATCCGAGATACCAGAAGCAGAATATGGTCAACCAGATTGTATTCTAGAGGATCCTATTACTTTAGATGGTAAGAGGTGGCCAGAACACTCGGCAGACTATCAACTAGTTGTTAGATCTACTGATATAATAGTGATGGTCACTCCAACAGATGATGTATTAAATACAGCTGAGGCAAAAGAACTACTTACTGAATGAAATTTTACACCAATGTTGAGCAAGCAGGTCAAAACCTTCTTGTCCGTGGTTATGAGGGAGGCAAGGCATTTAAAGATAGGGTTCCATTTAATCCTACTTTATATCTCCCAACATCTAACTATTCCAAATGGAGAACCCTTGAGGGGAAGTGTGTAGAGCCTATGAAACAAGGTTCCATTGCAGGTGCAAAGGAAACTATAATGAGGTATAGGGATGTTGCTAACATGGAAGTGTATGGTAACTCAAGATATCTTTATCAGTATATCGCAGAAGAATATCCTGACGAACATATAAAGTTTGATCCTAAAACCATTAGGGTATTCAACATCGATATTGAAACTGCTGCAGAGAATGGGTTTCCTGATATCGAAGCAGCAGACCAAGAGATACTAGCGATCAGTATTAAGGATTCCTTTACTGGTCGCATTATAGTCTTTGGTGCTAGACCGTTTGATAATAAACATGATGACGTAGATTATATGCACTTCAGAACTGAAGAGTCTATGTTGTCTGCATTCTTGGAGTACTGGAATGAAAATTTTCCTGATGTTATTACAGGTTGGAACGTACAACTTTTTGATATTCCCTATATCGCTGGTCGTATTTCTAGGCTTCTCGGTGAGAAGTATGCTCGTTATCTTAGCCCGTGGAGGCTTATATCTAGACGAGAGATTTACATCAAAGGAAGAAAGCAAATCGCTTACGATCTTCCAGGAGTATCTACTCTGGATTACCTTGAACTATACAGGAAATTCACTTATACAAACCAAGAAAGTTATAGGCTTGATCACATCTGTATGGTTGAGCTTGGATCGAGAAAGTTAGATCACTCTGAGTATGATACATTCAAAGAGTTCTATCAGAATGACTGGCAGAAGTTTATTGATTACAACATCCATGACGTTAGGTTAGTAGATCAACTTGATGATAAGATGAAACTACTTGACCTTGCATTCACTATGGCTTATGATGCTAAGGTGAATTACGAGGATGTATTCTCTCAGGTTCGGATGTGGGATAACTACATCTATGTTGAACTACTTAAGAGACAGATAGCGATTCCTCCTAAGAAGGAAAGTGCAAACAAATCAGAAAAATACGCAGGTGCTTATGTCAAGGAACCGAGGACAGGATTCTATGATTGGGTTGTTAATTTTGACCTCAATAGCCTGTACCCTCATCTTATTATGCAATATAACATCTCGCCAGAGACCCTCTGGGAGACTGGACATCCCAGTTCGAGCGTTGAGGGGATCTTAAATCAAGAGGTAGAGATTGATGGTGAGTTTGCTGTGTGTGCTAATGGAGCACAGTACAGGAAGGATGTACGTGGGTTCTTACCAGAACTCATGGATAAGATGTACAATGAGAGAGTCATCTTCAAGAAGAAGATGATTGAAGCAAAGAAAGAGTATGAAAAGAAACCATCAGTTGAGCTTACAAAGGAGATCGCTAGATGTAATAACATACAGATGGCGAAGAAGATATCACTTAACAGTGCTTATGGTGCTATCGGCAATGAGCACTTCAGGTATTATAAGCTTGCTAATGCAGAAGCCATCACTCTTTCTGGGCAGGTATCTATTCGCTGGATAGAGAACAAGATTAATGTTTATCTAAATAAACTACTCTCTACAGATAAAGTTGATTAC